ATGTAGTTATCCACTTCGTTTGGTGGGATATTACCAACATCCACTTTAAAAATTCTCTTTTCAGGAGCTCTCATTACTCTGTGAATTAACATTGCATCTTCCATCAACATTAATTGTTTCCACACTCGTCTAGCTCCTTCAACCATAGACTTTCCATAAGGTAAGAAGTTTGAATCACCGTTTAAACGGAAGTGAGCAATTTCATAATTTTCAAATTCCTTTTTAGTAGTCTGACCTACCGCCATATATGGATTTTGATATGGAGCATATACGAATTTAACTCTTTGTGGGTTTTCAGGGTCAAATCCTTCTACTCTACTCATTTCGTATGATGATAATGGCATTACGTTTATAATTCCCAATTCATCCGCAATTTCTAATTCTAAAAAGAAATCACCGTATTTTACCAAGTTTCGTGTCCAAGGCCAAAGGTTAAATTCTACATTAAGAATATCATAAAAAAGATTTTCTAATATTTGTTTAACATTATCGTCATCGTGATGAATTTTTAAAATATTACCTTGCTCATTTTTAGCAGTACATTCATCTGCATATACATCCAATGCGGATGATAAAATCGGGTCCATATCCATTGAATCGTAATCTCTGAAAAGGTCAATACGAACTTGTTGATATGCCATTGCAGATTCTACCCCTCCTACACCGTAGTTACTCACTTTGAGCTTCATATAACGGTCTACAAGGTTAGTTGTCATATTCTGATACTCGTCTGTATCAACTATTTTAACTCCCTTTTCCGTTTTTCTAACTATGGTATTAGTTGAAAATAATTTTTGTAACCTACCGAATAATGTTTTATCTGCCATTTTAATATTTTATATCTAATTAATAAAGATAAGTAAATTTTTTCAATTTTCCAAATTTACCATTTTCTACAAGACCAATATCTTGCTTTATGTCTTGGTCCTGGTGATTCACAATTGTGTCTTGCTCTAAAACTTCTTCTCCTATCAGGATTGTTCTTTTTAATTTTTACTCCCTTTTGTCCAAAGTTTACCTTAACAACATTACCTTGTGGGTTTTTTACATACACCTTAAATTTCTTAACATCACCTGCCATTGGTTTTCCCAATTGTACTTCTCTACCTTGATATTCTGCTTCTCTCAAACATTGACATCCTTCATTTAAAGTTTTATCATAACTTCTCATAAACGCAATGAAATCTTCCATATCCTCATCTTCAACATCGTATTCTTCGGGTTCAACATATCCGTAGTTTACATCATCATCTGAATCTATATCTTCACTTATAGGAACACAATTAGGAACTTGTCTACCTCCCTTATCTTTCATACCCACTTGCTTATATCCATCCCAACAAGCTTCATTTAATTGCACACTTTCATTGCAAGTTTTCCAACCACCACCTTTTTCTTTGTAGTTTTTTGCCGCCCATCCGTTTGCGTATGCTGATGGATATACATCAAATTTAGATTTTGCAGCCGATTTACTTGCAGACCATTTATCTGGGTCTGTTGGGCAATTTTTTTCTAAAAATAGGTTTATTTTTTCTTCTATGTTCATAGTTTCATTTTTTGGTTTTGTTGAAACATATATTGGTGTTTTACCTTGTCCTTTACTATCTTTACCACCTCTCCCTGCATCGTTTTGTGCATCTCTCTTTCTACGAGTTGCACTTTCTTTCTCTTTCTTACTCATACTAGCCGCTTTTGCAGCAGGTACACATTTTGCATAACCCTTTTTTTCTCCTGAAGTTCCGCATGGTGGATGTTCACCATCAACTTTTTTGCCGATGTTTACCCATTTTTCTTTAAACCACTTGTCTAAATTTTCCTTCATATAAGAGAGTTTCAATATATAAATATAAAAAAATTAACGAAGTAACCAAGTTAAGTTTTCTACCTCACCTCTACCCACTTCCATTTCGTATGGATTCTTACCAGACCAACCTGTAGAATACACTCCATCAAATTGTTTTATTTGAGTAGAATTCAACATACTCTTTGTTAAATCAATACCTTCTTGTCTCAAACGAAGTGCGGTGTTACGAACCCAAAGTCCGATTGCCAACGCCATTACCAAGTCATCATTATATCCCTTCATTGCTTCTGCTCTACCACCATGCCAAATAAATGTAAACATTTCATCTATCAATCTACCACTACGAATGAGAATATCCTTATCACTCATATATGTATCCAATGCGGAGATTATAAGAGGACGGGTTTTTGATGTTGTAGAGAATCCTGCAACCATTTGCTTTTCATCTCTGTAAAACTTATTACTCATTTGTTTCTCAACATCAATATATTTTAGGTCATTACTCATATAGAATAAATTACCATACTGCCTATCAATTATCTGTTGAATACATGCCCAACCTACGTTTGAGTTTTCTACTACTAATAGGGCGTTATTATATTCCGTTGCCAACGATGTTAAAAAATTACCAAAATGTTTTGTTTCAATTTTACCTCTGTATTCGGCTACTTGTGTGCAATCTTCAATATCAATTATTTGTGCAGTAGAATAATCGGCTCCATCTCCTCTTGCAACGTCAGCCACAACCATATATTGTTTGTTGTAGTTTGGATATTCCCAAATCCATAAATTATTATCAAATCCTCTTTTTTCAATCGGGTCCATTACATAGGTATCTTTGTACCAAGTCAATAATGCAGGGTCAATTACGGTATCACCGGAACCAATGAAGTCACAATCACATTCCTGTGCCGCTCCTTTAACTCCCAAAATACGGGTTTGCTCATCTCTCCACGCCTGATTTCTTTCAGGGTGAACTGTCCAATGTAGATTGATACAATTGAATCCATTTGCTCCACTCTCACCTTCTACCCACATTTTGTGAAACCAGTTACCCACACCATTAGGAGTAGATAATACAATTGCGTTACCACCAGTTGATAGAGTTGATTGTGCTGATAACCAAATTTCGTCAATATCTCTAATGAATGCAGCCTCATCCACTACCAATAGGGATAGGGCTTCAGAACGTCCTGCATCAGGTGAGGATGCGATTGCTTTGACCTGTGAACCGTTCTTTAGTTTAAGTGATAGTTTGTTATCTTCAGCTGCCGCAGTTCCTCCATCCCTCAACCAAACGGGAAGTAAATCGTGCATAACTCTAACCTTTTCTACGAGGTTTTTAGCTACCGTTACTTTAGTTGCAATAACCAACGCATTGAAATCCTGATTGAATATCATTTTCCAAAGAATAAATCCCGCAGAAAGGGTTGATAAACCTAACTGACGAGATTTTAGAATGATATTAAAACGATGGTCTTTAAAATCAGTTAAGCAATCCTCTTGAAAAGAATAAAGGTGAAAGGGTATTTTCCCTCTCACCGGATGTTGAATAACACAATATTTCTTCATAAAGTAAATGGGGTCTCCCGCACATTTACGATATTCTTCAGAAATTATTTCTTTTAAAGTTTTTTTTGGTTGTCCTTGAACTCCCATATTATTTTTTTAATTTAATCTTCCAATATGTACCAAATCCAATGAAAGGTGATAGTGTGCCATTAGTTCCATCGATAGTTGTATTATTTACACCGATATTTAAGTTGTATATTTTATCTTTTTTTGTTTTCAAAATTATGCCAGCTCCAATTGCAGATACATAATCTTCTTTGTTAAACCCTGCGTTTAAACCATAGTATACTTGATTCTTTGCAGGTTCTTTAACAATTAACTCTTCTCTTATAGTTCGTTCTCTTACTTTAGCATCAAATGTTCTACCTAAAATTCTGTTTTGAGATATAGTATCAGTTACAGATACCGTTCCCAATGAATCAGGTAATACTAATACATCTTTGTATAATACTTTTGAGTAATAATTTTTAAGTAATGCCGCAGTATCTATATTAGCAGGAATAAAAACTTCTTTTTCTACGATTGTTTCGTGATAGATATCTTCTCCTCTTTTAGTTACAACTTTAGTTTTGATTACATCAACGGTATCAATTGTATGTTTAATAACTTCATATTTTTTACCATCTATTGTAATAGTTCTACCACCTGGCATAACTCCACCTGGATTAAACCACTGTAATAAAACATAAATAATCAATGCTGCTATAGCAATGTTCTTAAAATTCAATAATTTTTTCATAATTTTTAATTTTTTATAAGCTCTGAATGATTTAATTCTCGTAACTTATCTTCCAATGCTAACTTTCTTTCTAATAATGCATCTATTGCATCATACGCTCCTTCAATATCATTTTTTAAATCCGATTTTACTTTTTCAATATCAATATCCCATTGCCATTTACTAAATGAACCATCTTCGTTAAGCATTTGAATTTGTTGAGTTACACTATTAAATGCTTCTTCTAATTGTGATTTAGTATCTCTAACAAAATCTAATTTATTTAATGTTATTCTATAATCTTCATAAAACGCCCAACTACCATCTTCCCGTAGTGATTGTTCTATTTTTCTCATACACGTTACACAATACCCAGTTCTAATAATTAATTTTTTATCTGCATTACTATATTGTATTGTTCCACAATTTTCAGAAGAACAAGTTGTTAATTTTTTTAAATACTCTCTGGCATCATCTAATTTGGTGGTATTAATTTTGAAACCTTCTTTTTGTTCCCATTCATTACCAGCTTCATCTATCCAAATTTCTCCAACTTCTTTTTTTGTTTCATCTGCCTTTTCATAACCAAACACATTTTGATTGTCATCGGTTCTACCAAATACCGTATCTATAATTAGTTTACGAGATTTGTGTATGTGTTTATTTTTTTCGTCAAAACTTTTTCTTTTTGTCATTTTTCTATATTGTTATAACCTATTTATTAATAATATATATTAAATTTATTCGTAAAATATACCTAATATCTGATTTAGTGGTGCAAATGTACCTGTTAATTTATAAGTGTTACCTTTATAAACGAATACAATACCTTCGTTTGGAACTATTTTATCTTTACCACCTATAGATGCTAACCTACTTAATTCCATTTTTAATTTAGCTATTTTAGATACGTCACCACTACCTCTTACTTTTTCTGCGGTAGATTCCAATCTGTTTCTCATATCGGCTACTGCTGCATTTGGATTTGCAGTTAGTACTGAACTCATAAATGAAAGAACATCAGCACCTACTCCCAAAAATATTTCTTCAAATTGTCTAACATTTTCTTTTTGTTGCTTTACTACATTTACTTTATCATTATCTATTGCCCATTTTTGAGCTTCTTTATCTGCGATTGAATTCAAACGAAATGATTTATCACCAAATGCCCATCTTCTTATTAACGCATCTTTTTCAAATTTCTGTAATTCAACTTTTGATTTATCTATAAAATTAGTCCACCATGCTTGATGATATTCAGAAACACCATCATTATTGGATAACCCAAATTCAGATTGTAATTTTTGTAATTTACTTAAATATTTACCCTGTTTTGCACTCAAATCTTCATTTTTAGGAAGTTTTGTAACAGGAGGGCCTTGAATTGTATATTTAGATTGAACATCTGCATTTACCTGCTTAATCATTCCTGCTAATTTAGTTGCAGCCGATTGGTCAGCAGAAACTGCACTTCCTTTTTCATCGTAGCAAGTTGTATTATGGAATACTAATAAAGCCTGTCCGTAGGGAATAACATTAACCGATGTTGGCCAAATTACTTCCAAATTCATAAAACACTGCCCTTCGTTAAATATTTTCTTTCGTTGTGGTTCTGAAAGAGATTGAACTGCTGCCGATAAATCTTTCATTGCAAAATTATATGCATCAGTTAATCCACCTCTACCACCAAATTTAGATGCAACATCTTCAATTCCCATTGCGTTTGCTCCTGCGTTTGCCAAATGTCCTTTGTTTCTTGCTGCAATTAATCTACCATTTTTCCAGCTGATTGCCAATGCCTGCCCATCGGTTTTTTCTCTTGTCAATTCTAATTCACCAGTTAATGCACCAGTTATTATGTTTTTTAAATCACCAAAAGTTAAATCCATATCATCAAATGGGTGAGACATGTGTCCGTATGCACCACCTTCAGTTAAAAGAGATTCATTTACTAATCCTGTTTTTGAAAAATCACCTCTAATAGTACCACTCTTATTTATTCCATAGACACGAACACCAGCTTTTTGAATTTCGTCTGCCACTTTTTCTACAACATCAGGAGATACTTTATAAAAACGAAGGAAATTATTACCATCATAACTATATCCATTATTTACAATATTATGAAATCCTCTTACAGAAGTAGATGTAGTTTTCATTGCATTTACACCATGCTTTTTCAAAATAGCGTTTACTACCTTCTTTACAGGGTTCATTTCCGCTTCGTTTACCGATTCTTTTTTTAATCTACTTTTTTCAGCTCTACCTCTATTTACTGATTCATCTTCAAATCCAGCAATCTTTCCATTCTTATGAGATGCATCTTTACCATCACCATTACCATAAGTACCTTTATCTCTATTGTACTTATTTAATTCAGCTCTGTATTTTTTTGATTCAGTTGATGATTGATATTTTTTATATTCAGCTTTGTAATCCCTTTTGGTTGACTCTTTTAGTTTAACTCCTGCATATTCTAATCTATATTCATAGTATTCTTTTTTAATATCAGAAGGAACTTTTGAATTCTTTCTGAATATTTCATCTACCATTTTACGAGTATCTTTATCCGAAAGTGCCCATTTTACTTTATCTTTATCTAATGTAAAAAAAGTATTCAAAGTAAAATCTATTTTTTTCAACATTGGTAATAAAACTTCATTCTCAAAAAATGAGTTATATTCTTTCCGTTGTGAACCATCTAAATAATTAAGAGCAAAATCGGAATCATACAAATAATGCTTTAATGATTTTGCAATCATCTCTAAAACATACTTTTTATCGTTTTTACCAATATATTTTTCTTCACCACTACCAATTACATATTTGTACTGATTACCCACCAAATCACTTAATTTGAGTTCGTTTAATTTACCAGTATCGGTTTTGAAAAACGGACCTCTTCTTACACTTCTAAAGTCTAAACTCATTTCGTTTCCAAAAATTTCTTTAGGTGCAAGTATTTTTAATCTAATAGTTCCATTTTTATTATCAACACCTATTGTTTCAAAATCAATTTCGGAATATTTTTTACCCTTAAATCCTAAATTCTTACCCGTAATAAACTTATGAACTTTTCCGCCACTAACTGCCTGTGCTTCTTTTAAAGATTTTGCAGGTTCATATCCTCTATCTTCGGTATCTTTTTTATTTAATTGATGTCCTACCTGTTTAGTGGTATCATCAAAATCAACTGTATCTAATTCAGCAGGATATCCCAAATCAGGAGTGTAATTCCCAGTTTTATGGTGATGTAGAAAATCTCTTTGAGCACCACTTTTTGCGTGTTTTGAATGAGTTGCTGCACCTATGGATTCTCCTTTTGGTATTCTAAATGTTGCCGCTTTTTTACCATTAATTGTCGGCATTCCGTGGTCATCAGTTCCAATATCTTTAACGGTAACTTTTTTATTTTTAAACTTACCCATTAAAACTTCATCACCTTTATCAACATCCAAATTAATGTCTTCTTTAAAAAAATCAGTTTCAACATAATCAATATTTGGTAAATTTTTTATAGTGTATTTTACAGTTCTTTCTTCCGCATCATCATCTCCAAATATAGCATCTGCTTCTGGGAAATCGGTTTGAGTGTATCCTCCACCTGTGTACCAAGCTTCACCTTTATCCGAATCTAATTTTCTTTTTTTTCCTTTTTTTATGAAAGAACCATCAGGAACATCTGCCGTATTTGCAGTTCCCACATTACTAACCTCATTATATATTTGTTTGTTTATTCTACCATACTCTCTCATTAGGATTCCAGCTACTGCGTGTGCTTGGTTTTCTATAGGAGAACCATCTGCCCCATCTTTTTCTGAATTTCTAACTAATCCCAACTCATCTTGCTTTCTATGAACCATTTCATGTGCAAGTGTACGAAGTATATCCGCTGTCAATCTACCCTCTGTTGCAACATATATTGATTTATCATCTGGGTTATAACCACCCAAAGATGTTTTTACTTCAGCAAATTCTCTACCACCAACTAATGTTACATTTGGAGATTCTTTTAACTTCAATCTTTTAGTTGCAAACTCTACAAAGTTCTGAATAGATTGTTGTTTTGTTTCTGAAAGAGTTTCATTTAAATTACCTACTAATTTAGATACCGCCTGTTGTGGTTTTTGCTTTTTATATGATTCAATTGAAGCCAATAATTGTTCATCACTCATTTTATATGTTTCCATTTTTTCTGCAACGGTTTTTAACAAATTTGCAGAAAACTTTTGAGTATCAGATGATGCATCAATACCTTCCAATATACCCAATGTGGCTGTTGATAAAGCGGCACCTGTTCCTGCAGCACTTACTCCACCCAATCCCATTGCTTCCAATGTAGCGTGTTTTGCAATATCCTTGCCTAAATGGACACCAAATCCAACCGCACCATGTGTAAATGCACCAGTTGCTCCGGATAGAGCGGCTCCTCCAATTGCACCGCCAGTAGCAGCTCCTGCCATAACTGCTTTAGCAACCGCTACACCTGCTCCACCCAATGCCATAGAACCGAATATCAATCCAACATCCAACGCAGTATGTTTGATATGTTTTATTTGTTCTTTTCGTTTTTCATCGGAGTATTCCCATTCGCCAGTTTCTTTATTTTTAGTAGAACCAATTTTTTTACGATTCATTACAGCTTTAGCCGCATCCATCGTCCCACCAATCATTTCTTTTTTATGATGTGCCCAATGTGCTAATCCTTTTCCGAATTTCTGTAAGCCAGATTTAATATTACCCAACATTCCCTTTCTTTCTTCGGATTGTGGGTTGTTTACTTTATCTATTGTTTCATTATCTTCTTTTGATAATCCTTTTCTAGCAGTAGTTAATTTTTCTGTTGTTTTCGCGTCTTTCTTTTCTTTATCAGATTTTTCGGCAGACGATTTTAACTCACCTCCACTTAATTTTTGAGATGGTGGTGGCGGTGGTGGTGGTGGTGGTGGTTTTGGTACACCTTGTTTTGGTTTCGTTGCATCCACCTTACCTTGTGCAGTTGCCCCCTTATTTACAGGTTGCCCTGGTTGTGGTGGTGGAGGTGGTGGAGGTGGAGGTGGTTTTGGTATTCCACCACTTTGTTTTTTCTGAACTGCAGCTACTTCAGCGGGAGTTAGGGTTCTAATTTTACCATCTTCTGATTTATGACTAGCAGGTTGTCCTTCTTTACCATAGTATCCACCACCTAAATGGACTAATCCCATTTTTTCAGCTTCACTCTCTTCGTTAAAATATGTTCTGGTAAATTCTTCAAACATTTCTTCCATTGCAACTCTACCAAGTATTTCTGCAATTGGGTTATATAACTCATTTGTTGGATGTTCGGTTTCATGCCGTGTAGGATGTGGTTCTGGTCTCATCTCATACGATGGCTTTGTATTATTACTCTCATCCGTTGAACCCGTTGGTGCCCCATTAATGTATCCTCCTGGAAGATTTAATCCAGTTCCTATACCACCTGGAAAACCATTTTCATTCAATTTACCTGTTATCATACCGAATACATCTTTATTAAATTTTGGATATGCTTTTAAGAATCCTTTCTTTTTAGATTCATCATCTCCACTACCCAACCAATTACGAACATCTGTTCCACTAATTGGATTTGATTCAGCAGGAACGGCATACACATATCCAATTTCATTGTATCCGTATCCAGCTTTTTCTTTATATGGTTTAAAATATTTACCAGCTAATCTATCTGCATCCTTTTCTCCAACTGCTGCTACATACGCAGTAGTTTTACCATCAAATTGAGATAATATTTCTTTTGGAGCATACGGATTCCGAACTTGAACTATCTTATCTTTCGGTATTCCAAACATTGTAGTAATTATTGTTACCTTCTCATCAAAATTAAAAGGAGATTTAGGACCCGATGTATCATTGGAGGTTCCAATATATACATTTGATTTTCCAAATTTTTGAGCAAGTTTTAAATAAGAAACATAATGCCCTTTATGGAATGGTTGGAAACGACCTGAATATACTACTACGGTCTTTTTTACTACTGGTTTATCTTTTTCGTTCAAATTCATACATATAAATATAACTAAATAAGAGTCTTATCAAAAGATACTCCTAAAAATTTTAATATTAATTGCATTTCGGTATTATTTTCTATATGTCCAAATGAATCTTTACCATATTTTAGAAACAAATTCTGGTTATAAATACATATTTCTTTTACATTGTTTAGAAATTCATCCTTTTCTTCTTTACTCTTACTAGAAAATTTAGTAATTTCATCTTGAATTAATCTCAATCTAGCGAAATCATCACATTCCGTATCATAACTCTCATCAATATACGGATTAAAAGTTTTAAATCCAAATCTGTTTCTTAAATATTCCAATGATTTTGCAGGTCCTGCCAATATAAATGGTTGACAATGCCCCAGTGGTTTAAATATTTTTTCAGATAAATATCCAGTTGGAAATTTCACAAATATATCATCAGGTCCTTTGGATTGAAAAAATGCAGACTCGGTCACAATACTAATATATGAATTTAGGTAGATGTTTTTATCTTCAAACCCAAATCCGGCTATTTTAGTTAAATCAGGTATATCCAATAAAGATGATGTTTCTTTTATTAATTTTCCAAATTCTTCATTTTTATCGTGAATATACATTTCTTCTACAATATTTTGTGTATAGAATTTGTTATCCCATGATACTAAATTTTTTTCTAATCCTATTTTATGTAAATGGCTCAATAGTAATAATCTATGTAATTTCCAATGTCGTGATAATAGTAGAAAATCTTTTTTATCTCTCCCGATACTCTGTTCAAATTCTTTGGATGTTGCAATTGTGGATACTCCTGATTTAATATTACCAACTTGAGATTCGTATGAACCTTCACCCCAATAACGATAACCTGGATTAGTTAATACATTATTAAATTCTTGAGATTTAGCAACCATATTTAATGAATAATCGGCTACATTGTATTTTACTCCTAATTTTTCAAAATTCTTTTTTAATTTAAAATCTGCGAATAAAAAATAAACTTTTTCTTCAGGTATTTCTTTATCTCGTATATTTTTAATCAATCTTTCAAAATTTTCTATTTCAAATCCTTCACCACCATCTATTATATAATTAAAAAATAAATTACCATTTCCGTTTTTTATTTCATCAATTGCAATTTTAGACATAAAATTTAAACCAAATTCGTGTATTGAGTGATTTCCAAAAAATTGGTTTAGATTGCCAAATGGCTCTACAATGTAAAACCAATTGTAATTTATACCTCGTTTTCTATCTTCTTTTATTTGGTAAATTGATTTCTTTTCGGCATATCTTTCATAAAAATTACTATTATAAACTGCCCAATCACAATTCCATCTTTTAGAAAAAAATGCACCTGAATTTGAAAAATCAAAATCAGATGCGTTATATATTGTATTTATATATTTTGGATTCATACAATTTGGTAATTCACCATTGTATGTCATTACATCATATCCAAATATTAATTTGTTATTCAACATTAAATTACATTTTTATTTTTTCTAAAAAACTTTTCAATTCAGTTTTAACAAATTTCCTATTTGAATATGGTGAAGCATGCTGCCAGTAATTATTAGTTTTAAAATAATCCAAAATATCATCAATGTTTCGTTTTCCATTATCCCATAGAGTTCTATATTCTTGCCAAATTAGATTAGGAACCTCATCTCTATCTGATACTTCATCAAAGTTATAATTTTGTATACACCATTCAACTTGTCCTCCAAATTTTGTAACATTTTCTTTTTCATAAAACCAAAATTTATCTAAATCTATTAAATCGTAGAGATATTTAACATACGGTTTATTATTATATTGTGGGTTTATATCACTTTCCCATGTATGGGGTATATATTTTTCCATTAAAACATGCCAAGCTTGGTCTTTTTTACTACCACTTGGTGAAAATAATGGAAATCTATCATCAGTTGTATACTCTATCGAAAAATTATTATGCATTGTAAAACATTTATAATCTATACCATGTGTTTTACAAAAGTATTGTAATAATAATATATTTTTAAAATATTCAATTAATCTTTCATCCACCGAAAAAACATGGTCTACATAATCATCAAAATAATCAATAGAACGAACATTAACATGAGATGAGTGATACCCACCCGCTAATATGAAATATCCATGCTCTCCTGCATATTTTTTAGGAACATCAATAAAATCATTTATGTGAGCAAAATCTTCTACAATTGGTAAATTCTTATCTCTCTCTTTTACAAAGGTTCTGTTTAACTCATAACCTTTTTCAGTTTGTTTTACATTTGATATAAATGCAGAATTTCTAGACCATGCAGACCATTGTACTATAACTGATATATCCGAAGCAGCTATTCCCTCTTTTAAAAGTTTATCAATCCCATATATCGTAGATTGAGTTATAACATTGTTATCGTTTGTGGGACATCCGTAGTTTAATACTTTTAAATCAGGGTTTTCTTCTTGTATAAAATGGGGCCACTTCCATTGTGAAATATGGTCATCCATAAAGTCATCAGCAGTTCCTGTTATTCCTAATCTTCTAAATTGACGTGTAAACGAACACCCATTTGTAATTATATGTTTCATATTATAATTTATTCCAAATATTGTGTATAGGTGTTTTGTATACACCTTCTATAAAGTTTTTGTAATTTGATTTTGAAAAATGATAATAATCTTTATTAAATTCGGATAATTCTTTCATACTCATTTGCATAACTTTTGTTGTAAAATTTTGTACCTCCATCATCCTATCATCGTTATTTTCTATATTATCGTACTCAAAATTCCAAAAATCGTAAGAATATTTAACTCCTCTTTCTTCCAACATTTTAATAGTATTTGGCTTTGATATTAAAATAAATGGATGACCTAACAAAGTTGGTTTCATTATTTTTTCTGAAATGTTGTTCCAAGTTTTATAAGTTTTTTTAGAACCATTATTTCCAGCAGCATCGTAAAAACGAGTTTCTGCAACTATTTCAAAACAAGTATCTAAATATGTAATTAAATTAGGATTACCTTGAATTAGTTCATATTGTCGCCTATTAAAAATATCGTGGTCAAGTGCTCTTGGCAATAATTTTAAAACTTCAAAAGAATTGAATTCTTTTTCATATTCTTCCGGAACCAAATCTTTAAAAATATCAATATCAAAATCTAATCCAGTGCAAGACCATATAAATTCATTTAAATGGTTATTTTGATATAAAAATTCTAAATATTTTATTTTATGAATACGAGTATGTCCTACATAATAAAATCCTTTAAATTTAGGCCAAAAATTAAAATGAGTTGATTTTAATTTTTTATATGCTTCGTATTGACTAGGAATGGCCTTGTCTTCTTTTATATGATGATACGCCAATTCTTCAAAATATAAATGATTTTGTCTATTTTGAATTAAATTCTTCGTTAGAAAATATATAGGTTTATCAGTTAAAGATTCTATTGTATCCAAGTCTTCTTCTGATATTTCTTGATTGTCATAGGTTGAAAAATCAATAAATACATTTTTACAATTTACTGATTTTAAAAATTGATATAAGAATTCTGTAAAACTTTCATTTACATCTACAACATCAAATGTTATAAATAAATTAACATCAGAGGTTAAATCTGTAAAATTGATTATATCAATCTTTTCATACGAATGTAACGAATGAACTAATTCAGAAAATGGGTCAAGTGGCTTTATATCATGTATTATATTATAAGAATTATTTTTTCTTATTACACTAATAAACGTACATTTTTTCATATCTTAAAATGATTTGTACACAAAAGGGTCTCTTTTTTTGAGTTCTTCTAATTTCTTTTTAAGACGTTTTTTCAATTTATAATTTTCATATTTTTTAACAAAATATGAAATAACGGGTAGTTCTTTAATTTTCATTTTCTAGTGTTTTAAGTAGATTATCAAATTTTTTAGTTCCAAAATGTTTCCAAGGTACATTAAATACTGAATATGGTTTCCAATTTATGCCAGTATTTATGAAATTAAATTCTGCAGTACTTCTAGTGTTTTTATCTATCTGTTCCTCCGTTGGATTTGTAAGTAATGTTTTTGCATAATCACCTTTTATCCAAAAAAAGTTACCAGCGTAAACTTCACAATTCCACATTGGTTCATTTAAAAATATACCAACAGTATTATACTCTGTATTTTTTAATATATCTATACATTCTTGATTTTTTTCTATTAAATAGTACTCCATCGCACGTTTCCAATAAAGTGAATTTTTTTCATAAATTAATCTATGTTTCATATATTCATCCGTTGGTTTATACGATTCATCTTTATTTACCAATTCGTGCGATGCTCCTTTAGTATGTAAATATAAAATACAGTCATCATCTTCAAATGTGTCTTTATCTTTTATAATAAAATCCAAAGTAGACCATTCGTTTGGTAATGTGTGTTCACTTATTATAAAGTTTCTTATTATATAATCGTTTTCTATTGGTAGAATTTCTTTTGATAACCAATCATAAATTTGACTACTACAATCAGCTTTAGATATTCTATCTTGTCTACCAGGAGTTGTTATTATTATATTTACTTTTGGTCTACATTTAAAACTATTCTGAATATAGTTAATTTGTTGTTTAACTATATCAAAAGTGGTTTTAAAAGAATAAATATGATAATATATATGTACCATTATTTATTATATAATTGAGGATATTCCACTAATATAACTATACCTCCGTTTGTATTAAAATAATTATATGCAGTTTCAACTTCTTCAGCTGTTTTCAAATCAAAGAATGTAATATTTTTACAAATAGATTTAAATTCTTCAAAATAATTTGCTTTGTGTTGATGACCAGGATCCAATGGTTCATCCGAACCCTTACCCACTCTAATAAGTATATCTACATTTTTTCCCGTCATCAATTGATATTTATCTAAATGATTTACTAATTGATTTGTAGCGGATATTATAAAATCCCATCTTGGATAAAATGATACAACCGTTTTCCCAGTCATTGCCATTCCTAAACTCATACCCATTTGAGTTTCTTCCATAACTGGAACTTCAATCATTTTTTCTTTTGGAACATCCGTTAATGTGGTACTCATAGGATTACCAGGATAAACTATTTGTTGTCCTATAAAAACTACATCATCTGCTTTACCTAATTCAGTCATAGCAGATGATATTGCTTTTTTATATTCAGTTATTTCCATATTATGGTCTTGAATCTGGGTTATATTGATGTTTGTTAGCTTTATACCACTCAATAGTTTCTTTTAGGGCTTCTGTTAAATTTCTTTTTGGTTTCCACCCTAAATCATTAATCTTTTTAGAAGACAATAATCTGATAGGAATCATTGGTGCTTTATTATTGACATATTCAATTGGATTTGTATTGTTATCCAATTCTTTAATCGTTGCAAGTGTTTCGTTTACTGTAAATCCCTCACCATAACATACATTAAAGATATCGTATGTATCATTGTTTTCTGCTACAAATATAAAACCATCTGCCATATCTTCAACGTGTAGTAAATCTCTTACTTCAGTACCATCACCCCAAACTGGAATAGGATTCAATCCATCTGCTACCTTACGGATGTTTGCAGGAGTAACGTGGCACTTTTCAAAATCAAACTTATCATTAGGTCCAAATGCGTTTGAAGGTCTAACAATCAAACATTGCATTGGTTCATGAATCTGATTTGAAAAGAAATCACATAACATTTCACCATATCTTTTCATACCACCAACTGCTTTATAAACAGGTAACATTGGTGTTGCATGAACATTAATATCTTCAGTACAAAATTCAGTACCCATATCTGGATAAGTTGTATTTGATGATATAAATAAGAATTTACGAACTTTGTTTTTCCAACTTTGTTCCATTAAATTCACATTCATCTCTACATTTGGAGTAACGTGCAATAGTGGATTGAATTTAGTATCTAATGCATTTGAAGTATTTGCTGCACAATGAAATACCACATCCACATCTTTACTAATCAATTCACAAAACTCTGCATTTTGCAAATCTCCTTTAATGTGTTCTACTTCTGATGTTCCTTCAAAATCATTTCTCAAATCTCTGCTAAATGATGTTGACCGAAGGTTTCTATAACCCTTTGCATGTAATAACCTTAATAAATGTGAACCTATAAATCCACTTGCTCCTGTAACTAAAATTTTGTCTGTTTTTTTCATAACTTATTTTTATTTAAATATATCCCATTTCAAAACTACATCATTTACGAATTTTCTAGCTAAAATGGATGATGTATGCCCATACCAGCTTCTGTTTAAGTATTTTCGTTGGTCCGCTTCATCCAATCCATTTAATTCCCTCCATAATACTTTGGGTAAATTATAATTTCCATCGGATAAATCTTCATTAAAATTTCTAATTGACCATTCAATTATACCTCCCTTTTTATGTTTATTTTCTTCTTCAAAGAACCAAAAATATTTATCAAAATCCAATCTATCAGCATATATTTTAACGTATGGATTTTCATCTGCCAATGATGTATCATTCCAAGTGTTACATATAATTTTTTCTTTTATAATACAATCGTATGTATCTGAATTTATACGCTTCCGTTCTTCATTGTAAGATGGTGGTGTTTTACTTTCATCTAAATAACTTTTTGAAAAATTATTATTCATTTGAAATGATTTTATTTTAGTTACACCTACTGATTCTAAATACGAAAATAATCCAATTATAGAATCAAACCAGTCGATATATCGTTCTTCTTTTGATAATACTTTACTCGCATAAGTTAATGCAAACTCATCCATTTTATCAGGATTAAAAGTTTCATTATAATATCCACCTGTTAAATAAAAATATCCATGTTGGTATGCATTTTTTTTAGAATCCCATTGAATAAAATCATTAGTATGTGGAGGTGAGTCGTTTTTTTCTATGAAATTTTTTAAACAATTATTATTTTTATCATAAATTTTAGGAGAAATAAACCAAGATGTACGGGTTAAAGATGTCCATTGTGGTATTACAATAATATTTTCAGGCTTTACTCCTTTATTAAAAATTAAATCGTTTACTTTATAAAATATAGACCTGCAAATAGTTTTGTTATCATTTGTAATTGCACCATAATTATGAAATTCATAATCATTTTTAGGTAAAATTCTCCACAACCAATGAAACCATGTATAATGGTCTTTATCATCCTCTTTCCATCTATCTTCCGATTTATTATACGGGTCGATATTTGGTCTAAAATTGGAGGTAAATGAACACCCACTACCTACTATATGAATTTTATTTTCCATAATGAAATATACGAATAATTTTTAAAAAAAACAAATTACAATCTACTTTTGTATTCTAAAATTGATTTTTTTAATCCCTCTTTCAATGTAGTTTGTGGTAAGATTCCGTATTGTTTTTGTTTTTTAGAACCTAAACATCTAATAGGGTCTCCGTTTGTTTTTGTAGAATCCCAAACTATGTTTTTAGTTTTACCTGTAATTTCAGTATAACATTCGACAATGGTTTCAATTGTATCTTTAATCGATACTGCTTCTGCACATCCAAAGTTGATAATATCTCTAACTTCTTTTTTAACCACATCAATCGATGCCTGTGCTACATCATCCCCAAATACAAAATCTCTTTTGGATGAACCATCACCCCAACAAACCATATCATCTCCCTCTACATTGAATAACTTCCAAATGTTAGAAGAGATTACAGTTGCATCTTGTGCAAAGTTATCGTTTGTTCCATAGATGTTAGAAGGTCTAATTACTGTCCAATTATTCCAACCATACTGAACTCTTAATGAATCCAATGTAAGTTCTCCCATTCTCTTTGTCCAACCCGGATGCCAATCTAAACGAGATGGAGTTGATGCCCAAGTTTCTTCCTGGTTCCAAGTATCTTCTTCATTCATTACATCTGCTGGTTTATAAACCCCAACCGATGAAAGGTATACAAACCAATCAACCTTTGCATCAAATGATGCTTTAATCATATTGGTATTAAACATCAACATTGGGAATAGATAATCGGCAGGACAAGTTGATGACCTTGCTGGTGAACCCTTTACTCCCGCAATATGTAATACAATATTAATATTATCTAACTTAAATAAATTCTCACAATGTGAAAGATACGTTAGGTCAGTTTTAACCAATTCTAATTTATCACCATATTGTCCTTTTAAAAAATTTAGATTTTCACTAAATTTTAAATCAACTGCATATACTTTTGCAGCACCTTCTTCTAAACATTTTCTAACTGTTGGTAACCCTACTAACCCGTTAGCTCCAGTTACAATAACTTTTTTTCCTGTAAATTTCATTATATGTGTTTTTTTAAATTTTCTATAAACATTGGTTTTTGTGCAAATTTTAATGCGAAGTTTCTATTATATTCCAAAATTGGCGTTAATATTGATATATACCAATTATGTATTTCTTCCAACGGTATTTCTGATAATCTTTTTATTTCTTTACAAATCAACTCAAATCGTTTTGCATCATCATATTCATTATCATAACTTTCATCTATAAACCCATCAAAGGTTTTGAAACCCAACTCTTTTATATATTTTAAATATTCAGGTGCACCTACTAAAATAAATGGTTGTAAAACTACCATTGGATTTATTATTTTTTCTGTTGGGAAAATATCATTTTTAAAATTAGTTTCGGTTACTATGTGTATATATGAATCTGTATATATTTCTTTTTTGTATGCACGAAGCACTTCAAATGACTCTTTTTCAGATTCACTCAAACACATTGTATCCATTTCAATTGGTAATTTATTTATAAAAGAAGAAATTGAAGTTCTTAATTTATTTCTTAAATCATACTGCAATCCATCAATTAATTGAATTCTATCATCATGTTTTAAAAGAAAAGATGCGTATGTTTTATCCCATAAATTTTCTGCTTCAAAAAAACATCCTAATGTAAATCTGTGTGGTTTGTTAGAATTTCTATTTGGACAAACAAAATATTTATTTCTTTTAACACTAACATCGGATAGAGTTAACCATTCGGTTTTATATCCTAATGTATGATTTGGTTGAGCTTTTAAATCATCCAATTTTTTACAACTTGATATTAACAAATTATTTTCGAAATAAAAAGTAAACCCCATATTTTTAATATCAGGATGTAATTCAAATAAATTAGAGGTTCCTCCAAAAAATATAAAATTTGATTCATTTAACCCTATATATTTTATTTCTTCGGATAATTTTTTTAAAAAATTAAAATCAGAAAAGGGTTCATGTGATATATTGATAACAAAAACTAATTTATTTATTTTCGCCAATTCTATTGCATATTTCGATACAACATTTTTAAAATTAACCCGATATTTAAGACCATCTGAATCGTAGACCGTATCATCTGCCAAAAAGTTATGATTACCATATATTTCTATTGGATAAAACAAAATATCTCCATTATAATTTTTAGTATCTAACTTATCTAATATTACATATTTTCCACCTAATTTATTTAATATATTTCCTCTTAATTCGGAATGGCTTGATGCAAAATTAAATTTGCTTCTAACAATAGAAAAGAAATCTTGAGAATCTATAGTATCGGCATAATCATACAATTTAGTGTTCCATGCATTTGGATACACCATTTTTCTTTTAAAATCATACCTATCGTATGCCAATGTTATCATATATTATTGTAATATTTAATTTCTATATATTTTTTTAATATTATTTCGTACATAATAGTTATCATGATAAAAACTATTAAACAATCCTTCATTTTGTATACCACTTTTCATACACATTAAATCAAAAAGATTATCTGAAAAATGTTGCAGTATTTCGGATTCTTCAATTTCAAATGATAACATATCAATTACAAATTGTTTTATACCATTTACTATTTTTACTTTATCATTGAAATGTTCTTGGTTTTCACTATTATCTTCATTTATAAATTGACCATCAATTATATCTATATAAGTTCCAACTTTATCGGTGAATACTGATTCAAAAAAAATAATATTATTTTTAAAATAACATTTTTCAAAATCATAAAAACCTTTTGTATTTTTTAAATCAATGTTTCCTTTGTAGGTCATATACCTACCTTTTAAATCTAAATTAAATGTTTTTTGTAAATAATATTGAGTACTTCCTTGATATCCACTATCAATCATATATAGATTTTTACAATTTCCAATTGTAGCATCAATATATTTTTTATATTCATTTCTTAATACCTGCGATTTTCCTAATATATCGGAAATACATTGATTTAAGTTTGGTAATCTTTGTAATGTATCAATTTTAATATGATTTTCTATAAAATTATTTAAGCCAAATCTGTGTTTAAGCAATTCAGAAAGAGTACCTTCATATCGGTGAAGATTGAATGATTCGTATACATCTTCTTCGGAAACATACGAAGATAATGATGCTAACTTTCTTGATGTTTTAAAATATACTGAATTTGGTAGATGATATTTCTCTTTAAATAATTGATATATTTCATTAAGAAAATATCCTTCTCGTGAATTAAATAGGATTAAATCACCATCCTTTACTTCATCTTTTAACCAAAAAAGGTAATTAAAGACAAGTGGGCCGAAGAAAATATATCCAAGTTCTTCCAATGATTTTGGATTTCCAAAATCTTTATCCTTCAATAAATAATTTGAAATATCTCTTATTGTTCTCATTATAAGTAAACTTTAAATGAAGGTATGCCAAGTGAAATCCACAAATCAATTATTTCTTGTTTATCATCAAAAGCACAAAATACTTCATCATCAATAAAATCAACATACATATTTCTTTTTAATTCCACATCCTTAATGTAATGATTTTCTTCACTTCGCATGTGTAATCTATCGTAGAAAATAGTATAATTCTCTAACCAATCTTTAGTAGATTCTTCTATTGAGTCTGGTCTACTAGTTAGTAATACGATTTCATATTTATCAAACAAACGATTTACAATATCAATCATTGGATAGTTTGGTTCATCTGACATTACATTTTTATAATCATATAAAATATCCCAATCTACACTATCATCAAGTTTAGTTGCAAGTTGATATCTCTTTTTATTTATTGCAAGAGTATTATCTATATCAACTATTACAATCATTTTCGTAAACCTTGTTCTTTATAACTTACAGGTACTTTGATTCCTGTATTACACCCATTACAATTATCACAAAATGTAATGTATCCAAGTTCGGTAAAGCCCAAATCAAACTTAATCAAATCTTCGGATGAAACATCGGATAGATTTACATAGTCATTATCGTTTAATGGAAATAATTTTGTAAGTACTGCAGATGTATTTAAATGACAATAGTAAAACTTACCATCGTTTAATCCTCTAAATGGAGCAGTACATGAATCAAAATGGTCAATGAGTTCCTCTTCACTCATATTATTTTTGATTCTTAAATCTCCAAAATCATACCACTCAATATTATTTCTAACATAGTGATTGATATTATTCTCTTGGTAAGTTCCTAAAACTCTATCAACTTTACTTTTTAGTTTTTCTAATTTGTTTGAGTAATTACTTACACTTAAAATAACATTGTTGTTTTTTAATATTTCTAGTATTTCTTCTTTAGGTAGAACGGTGCCATTAGTTGTTATTATAAACTTATCAATTTTATCTGAATACTTTTCTAAAATATATTCAATAATATCTTTAATGTTTGGATGTAGAAATGGTTCACCCCCAACTAAATGGAAAATACTTACATAATCAACAAGATTAAAATATGAATCAATATCACTTAAAATGATTTGAATATCTCTATGTTTTGGTAGTTCGTAATGAGGTATAAACATATTACAAAACGAACATGCTAAATTACATTTTTCAGTTACCAAAACATCGGTTTGAAATATATGAACTTTTTGTTTTAAAACGAATGGCCAAATAGATGCTATATTTTTATACCAAGTATATTTTATACCTCTCTTATCAAGATAATCTTTATAGTATTGTTTATATTCATCTGATGTAATGATAACATTATCTCCATTAGATTCAAAATTATCAATATGAATTAACTTTAAATTTTCTCGTGTATTAGTTAAATTTTTAGATTGGTGATAAAATGAACTAATTTCATTTACATTCAATACATTTGATTCATCTTTAACATCGTGGTCAACTATACATTTAATCTTTAGAACATCATTACCCAATAGATAATCTACACTCCTAATAAATTGGACACACTCTTTACTGGCACCAAATAGTACATATTCTTTTTCAATATCCCATTCAGATATGAATTTATTAAAGTTGTGTAGATTTGGGTTGTATTTCATATTATTAAAATACTATCCATTTTCCAGTTCCATAGTGAGGATATTTTGATTCGTATGTATAATGTATTACATCGGATGGTATATTTCTTTTAACATTCCAAGTTGCTTCGGTTGGGGTGTAAGTAGATACTCCATTATCTTCTACAACAAATACAATCGGTAAATCAAAATTTCTAGCATATTTATGAACTTCATAAAATAACCCACTTTCAAAACTCATATCACCAATAAAACACCAAACTTTTTCATCACTACCTTTGGCTTTAATTCCCATTGCTACACCCAATGCGATAGATAGAGTTCCACCTACAATAGCAGATGCATAAAATTTTTCATCTATATTACATAGGGTAATTGATTTACCATTGAGAATTTCATCTTCAATCCATTTTGGAGAAATACCATGTAAAAGTGCATGATAATGAGACCTCCAAGTTGAAAACACCCAATCATTTGCTGATATTTTTTTGAATATCTCTATGAGTTGTTCTTCATTTCCATTTGATAGATGAATCGGTCCTCTAATTTTACCCTCTTCCCAATGAGATACAATTAAATTTTCAAAATCAATCAAATCTTGAGGTGTAAATGTGGTGTCTACCTCATTTAAACTTTTATATTTTTCTAAATTCTGTATCATAATTTGTCTTTTAAGTATTCTGCTATTTTATTTCCAATTAATCTATGTCCCTCTAGTGATTTATGTGTATCATTTGATTTTTTAAATACATCTCTTATTAATAATTTATTATCACAAATATATCTACCCATAGATTTATTTTCATATAATATTATATTTTTATATTTTTTTAAGTAAGTAATATTATCAATATCTAATTTTTCAGGAATAGTGTTAAATGATAAATCAACCCAAGGAGCCCAAAACAATTTTATATTTTTTTCTTTAAAATAAGAATTATATAATTCCATATTATTTAAGAATTTATTAAATTCATATTCTTCATTATGACAATATTTTAAATTTAAATTATGGAGTTGATGTAATGGCATCCATTCATCCTTATTTCTATATGGCCAATCTCCTACTTCAGAAGCGTTTACACTAAAAAATTGTTGAAATGGTTCATACCAATAAAATTTTCTAGCATAAAATGATGGTTGTACTATAAAAATATCATCAGATTTAGTTGTTGATTCGTTTACTACTTCAAACAATTTTTTTAAAATTGCTTCATTTGAATTGGCCCCAATTGCATAATTTTTAGTTTCTACATTTAAAATATTACCAACTATTGCAGAGTATCTATTGGATTCTTTATACATCCTAATTTCTTCAGCTTGCTCTGAAATATTATCACTTATATTATAATTTTTACCTGTAATAAAATTGTAATAATCAAAATTATCCAATCCTCCACCTTCGGTAAAACTACAACCAAAAAAATGTATTGTCATATTATCTATCTCTTTTTTGTAATATTGGATTATTTGTTGGCCATTCCATTTGGTATTCCGGGTCATTCCATTTTACCACACCTTGCTCTCCCGCATCAACATATCCATCTGCATAAAATAAATTATAATGAAACATACAATCCGTTAATGCGTAATGTCCATTCGCAAATCCAGGTGGAACTAATACCTGATTTCTTAATCTTTCTGAAATTATGTAGGATTCCCAATCTCCATAAGTGGGAGAATCTTTTCTCATATCCAATACAACCAAATAGATATCACCTACAGCTGTCTGAACTAACTTCCAAGTTTTATTATCCCAATGTAACCCTCTTAATACACCTTTATACGAACGAGAAAATCTACCATGTATCTCACATCCATCACCCACATATCTCATAACAGGATGCTCCTTTGAATGAAATGTTGTAAATATTTCACCTCTATATTCTCTGAATACCGATGGTTGAAATTGTGGAACTTCTAATCCGAAAGTTTTTGATGGAGTAACTTGAAACTCATCCCATTTATTACTCATATTATGTTTGATTTGCGTACCCTAATGGAAACCCATTTCTAAATTCAGCTCCCATTTTGGGAACAATCATTTGGTATCCCTGAATTAATTGTTTTATACCTCTATCTAAATCCCATTCTGGCACCCATCCAGTTCCCTCTAGCTTTGAGTTAGAAACTATGTAATCTCTCTTATCGGGGTCTTCATAATAATCGTTGTATGCTATTGCAAAATCCCTCACGTGAGATTGTATCTTTTCTAATAGTTCTTGCTTTGAAAGATTTGCCGAACTTAACCCTACATTGAAAACTTCACCTTTGTATGTATCGTAATTTTCTAACATAAAAAGGAATGAGGATGCCACATCTTCAACATGAATAAAGTTTCGTTTAAAATTCTTTTCAAATACAACAATGTATTTATCTGTAATTGCTTTATAAGTAAAGTCATTAACTAATAAATCGGTTCGCATTCTCGGTGATACTCCAAATACAGTTGCTAAACGGAATGCAATCGCCGATGTATTTTCTCTCAAAAAGTTTTCAGCATCACACTTTGTTTGCCCATAAACTGAAATAGGAGTAAGTGGGGATTTTTCGGTACATTCCGTTTGCCCAACTCCAACTCCATATCCACTATTTGTATTTGGATATAAAATCTTTTTATCTTTGGCAAATCTTACAATATTAACAATTTGGTCAAAATTAATTTCTTTTGCCAATTTAGGGTCAGCTGCACACGCAGGAAATCCTACAATTGCCGCCAATGGGATAATAACATCTGCATTTTTACACAATATCTCTAATTCAGTTATATTCCGAACATCTCCATAAATAAATTTAAAGTTTGGATTGGATGTATATTGTAATAAAGAAGTTTGATTGAATAATAATTTATCCAAAACTACAACTTCATGTCCAGCTTTCAACATTTTGTCTACAATTACCGAACCTAAATAACCTGCTCCTCCTGTAATTAATATTTTCATTAGAAATAAATGTTTTTTTCTATATAAAATTGTGGATAGTTTCCGCTAAAACTAACATCCCATACTTTATATCGATTGTGATTATCAAAATCACATAGGAATGCGAAATTATCTCTAAATGGGTAGTTATAATTTAGTTTTCTCAACCCATTATATACAACATGCGAGTAATCGGTTTTAAAATTATCAACAAAATCTTGAATTTCGTCAATTTTTAATTTAATATTTAACACAAATGCTAATTCAAATTCAAAGTCTCCGATAGCCTGATGCTCTTCTGGTCCAATCATACTACCACATCCAAACCAATAAAATGCGTGCTCATAACTAACTTTTTCTCCTTCTTCAAAATTAATAACCCCCACTAATTCTCCATTTTTATAACATTTAATGTTTCGTTCTACAAAATGGTCACAAATCATAGTATATTCGTTAAACTCATTAACTTCATGTGGTAGTAATCCAGTAAAAATGTGTTTTGGATACACTTCTTTTTTACCATTTACTTCTTTTGTAAGCCAATATGTAAAGCAAATTGATATATTATCTAATTCATCTTTATATGTTGAAATACCAGAATGCATACCATTTCTAGCAATAGCAAAAGTTTGTATATCTTTAAGTACACAATCTGGGTATACTTTAAATTTAATAAATAAAGAAAAATCTTCATCCATATATTTGTCTATTCTACGTGATACCGAATATCTACTTTCCGGTAAAACGAAAAATATATTATCTTTGTTTACTCTTAAACTCATATTTTTATTGTTGAACAAAAGTGATAAAATTCTTCTAATTCTGGAAATGTTTTACAAAAATCAGTCCCTCTTCTCTTATCGTGATTTGAAAAATATTGATAAAAACTATATCTATTTTTCATTTGTTGTGCCGCATCCTGGGGAGAAACCATCCAATCATAAATTCTTTTTACTTTTTGAACCTCAACATCAGAATATCCAATATGTTTTGGGTCAAATGATGGTGCCGCATAATATGTAATTAATTTGGCTTGGTC